CAGCTCAGGGCTTTTCCTATTAAAACCCCTTACTATATATAAGGCAGGAAATTTAACGCATTTCCCGTTTTACAGATGTGACCTTCATCACAGTATATAAAACCGCAGGTCAGAGGCTAGATCAGCTTTCACTTTAGCAAATATTTTTTGTTTGGGTATATATACATCCCCCGCGTCAAATTCAGCAACGGGGGGTGCCCCTTCCTGCTGCCAGACTCTCACCCTATGGTAGACGGTTAGACAATTGCGGGCTGTATGTCTATGATGTTTGGCGGTGGTTTAAGAGGTTGCTCTACCTCCGGCACTTATTTAATATCCCGCGCCTAGCCCGATTAAGTAATGAGATCCGCTAGCAGATAGCCTTAGCCGGTGACCTAATCGCCTAGCCTTGTCCGGTGATCTGCCTACCTAATCAGCTAAGCCTTACCCGCTAACCCTTAGACATAATGCGCAGATATGTCCACCTTGTTACGTGACTAGTCATCATTAAACTATGACCATTTGGTATTGTACATAACGGTATAGTCGTGTATGTTTATCTTAGTGAATAGCTCACTACATAGCGAAAGGGTTAAGTAATGAATACATACAAGTATATTTATGAGGATCTTAAGCAGACAATAACTAATGGTGAAGATATGGAAAGTATCCGCAATAATAGTGGAGAATGGATCGATGGCTATCTTCCTATCTATAACAATAATATTATTGAAGAATGGAAAGATATGCCAGGAGAATACGATAATCGTGGCGCGGCAGAATTAGGCATTCCTCGCGATATATCGATCATAGTTTTAATGCAATTAGATCTATATATTTACTATTCCGACGTATTCTTTCAAGTACTTACCGATATCGCGGAAGAATTGGAGAGTGTTGCATAATGATTACACACGACAAGCCTATGAGCTCAACACACCTAATCTTATGTCTTTCCGGTGATATGGAGATAGATCCGGGCCTAATTGTAGAGACTATTAAAGAAGATCCGGATCTAATGCGGGTTATCCGCTCATATGGCGCGGGAGACTTTACTTATGCGCAAGTATTAGACACGCTAGCAGACTACTTTTAATCTAGTTGCGAGACTATCGGCTAAGGCCTTAGGTCCTTAGCCGGTGGCCGGTAACTAGGCCGGAAAGTGAAAGGGTTGAATAATGGATAAGGTTATGCAAGACACTAAGTTAGACACGCTCACAATAAGCGCAGGAGATCTAGCAGACTTACTAATAGGCGCAAGTGTAGCTATGGACAAGGGTAAGGATAGTATCTCGCGATTAGGTAGTGTGTATCTATCGGCTACCGGCGGCAAGGTAATCGTTAAGGCTAGCGATAGATATCGCCTAATTGTAGGAGAGATTACACTAGCGGGAGAGAGTGAGTTAGGAGAATGCCAGATCCGCGCTAATGACGTAAAGAATATCCTCGCCACCATAAAGGCTAATAAACTAGCGGGAGAGATTACTTTTACACGCGTGGGAGATAGTCTAAGCGTAGCTATCGGTGGCACTAGCCTAAGCGTGTACCTTGGTGGAGAGACTTTCCCACCTTATGAACACCTACTAGTGGGAGAGAGTGTACCGGTAGCCGGTATATCCTTTAACGCTACCTATATGGCCGACTTTGGTAAGGTACCTTGCTCGCATAAGGGTGGCCAGCTAGTGGTGGAGTTTATGGGAGATAGTAAGCCTATTAAGGTAACTATTCCTCACAATAAGATTACCTGGAATGCGTTGCTTATGCCTATGCGCGTAAGATAATTAGTGGCGTACTATCTTATTCTATCCTAATACGGTAGAGTAAGGTAGTCTGCAGCTAATCGTTAGCGCAGAATATGGGAGAGGAAGATAGCGATGAACACTAGCGAACTATTAGGTGGCAACACTTATACGCAAGCTATGGCGTGGGAGCAAGCGGGAGAGAGTGTACGCATAGGGCAGAAGATCCGCGTAACCTTTCAAGGGTTAGCGACTAAGTCCGGCTATGCCTATCGTGAGGAAGGAGCGTGGTTAGGTATTCGCTACACGTGGAAGTCTCATAGGTGGTGGAGTCTACTTAATTACAATAACCCGCTAATTAAATTGGAAGCGCAGGAGCTAACAAGCGAGGGTAATCCTTATTGGGTAACACTATGGGAGAGGGAGGGAGAGTAATGCAATTACAGGAGATAGATACCTTGCAGGATCTTAAATTATGGGTAGAGGAGAATATGCCTAGCGCGAGTGTGCGAGAGGATATGTATGGCACGTTAGTAATTCACACTAACCTAATCTCCACTATGGGAGGTTATTTACACGAGAGAGAGGGAGAGTAATGCAATACATAACACCGAGAGGTTGGCTAGTATCTGGGATCTTAATTGGGTTGGCTATATGGGGACTATGGGAGATCTCAGCTCACCTTTTATGGACTGGCACCGGCTATGAATGGTGTGAAAATCTACTAACGTGCGAGGGAGAGGGTAAGTAAATGATCGAACTAAGCGAGAGTATCTATCGTATAAGTATCCGAGAGTATGAGGACTTAGAGAGCGAGAGCCAGAGAGCGTGGATAGTAGATTTATTAGACACTAATGGTAATTGCATAATCGAGGGAGCCGGCGTAGCCGGTACTTTAATGGCAGCTATGGGAGAGGCGGGTAAAGCTATTACCTTGCACCTAGCCGATCAATGGCTAATGGCGAGGGGGACATTATGAGTAAAGTGAAAGAGTGCGTAGAGCCGGACGAGATGACGTGGGAGGATTGCGATAAGCCAGAGCACGATAGTTGCTACGTAATGGTATGTCCTGGGTGTAATACCCGCTTTCCGGATTGCGAGGATAACTAATGAACTATGAGCCAGAGTTAAACGATCCGGTATTTAATGAGCCGGAGCTATGGCGGTGTGCCGGGTGTAATGGATACTTCCACCCTGACCAGTATGACTGGCACGTGGACGAAGAATGCCCTGGACCATTAGGAATAGACGAGGGAGAGAGTAATGAGTAAGTGTCCTAAATGCCACAGGTGGCAAGGCTTTCAATGCCCTGCAAATTGTGGAGAGTTTAATTCCGTTGGAGTGTGTGAGAACTGTGGACTAAAACATAGAGGAGGAAAGTAAATGAATAAAGAATACTTAGAAGCTAAGTTTGACTTATGTATCAATCAAGCTGAGAAAGATCTTAAAGAGGAGGAGATAGCGCGAGCTATCGCTAACCTACGTAGGGCGAACTCTGCCCTATCACAACTGTTCGGGTTTGAGGAGGAGGTTATCTGTACATTTTGTAACGATAACTCTAAGTCCTGTCGTGCTTGTGATGATGGATACGAGGGAGAGTAATGAGTAACATTTATACGATACACCCACCTAAATCTGATCTAATTCTATTCTATGAAGTGGTTACGCCAGAGGGAGAGAACGAGTGGGGTGGAGCTAGTGCTGAACAGTGTATGCAGTGGCTCATTCTTGCGCCTACCGGCAGCAGAGTGCTGGTATCTGCGTGGGATAGCGATGAAGAGGACGCTCACCTAGTAGGGCAAACCATAGACATCACCGAGATTATTCAGCGGGCCAGGGAGGTAGGTAGATGAACTTAGTGTTAGGGATAATGATAGTAATGGTGATAGCCTATGGGCTTATAGTGTGGGAGGACAAGATCAATGGAGAGTAAGCAGGTAAGCGGGAAACAATCTATCCACTACCGAAATTACAGAAGGGCAAGAGACAAGGCACTCGTGCGCCTAGCGCACCTATACCCAGACACATACAAGCAACTGCTTGATGAACAAAGGAGTTTTGATGAGCAAGAGGGCAAGACTTGGATTATTAACCCTGATAGTAGGCTTACTGTGGGCATTCATACCAGAGCGAACAACACACCTGCCTTTGGAGATCCCGCAGATGCGGGAGAGGACGAAGGCAACTATGGAGGAGAAGCGTGAGAACAAAGCACTTGCAATTAGTTTCCTCAAAGCACTCGGATACAACGCACAACAGAGAGAGTGTGCCGTCACCTTATGGACCCGTGAGAGCAGGTTCGACCACTTGGCTCGCCCGCGAAACTCTGCGGGCAAACCAGTTAGCTCAGCTTTCGGAATTGCTCAACTCCTTAGAGAGCGTAGTGGAGAGCCTGAACTACAAATCCTTCACGCTGTACGATACACTCAACACCGCTATCGAGGCAGTTTCTGTAGCGCTCTCCGACACTCAAACCGAGTTGGCTGGTACTAAGAATTGCTAGGTTTCTAACCCTTTCCTAGCAAACAAAAAGCCCTCGCCGTAACTGGCGGGGGCTTCTTGCTAGCACTCAACAGGCGGGTGCCTGTCAGTACTCAAAGCATAACACTATCCTCCGTTAGAGTAAAACCCTTTACCCTTGAAGGTAATTGCGGGAGAGTCCCACTTACGTATCATAGTTACGTGGCAGTCAAAGCAAGAAGGATCTCGTGGGTCATCGTGGATACTGCGTTCAATAGTTAATACTGTGTTGCACTCAGGGCAACGATAGTCGTACTGCATTAGAGCTGCACCGCTTCCTCTATGGGTAGATAACCTACTAACTTCTCAACCTTTTCAACCCTGTCAAACTCTGTGGTCGCTGGCATCTGGTGATTAAACCATACTGGCTCCGGTAAATCCATTAGATCAAAGGAGAAGATACCAGCAGGGGTAGAGTTGATGTAGTAAGGGATAAGGTTACGCTCTGCTGCTTGGGTGATGAGCTTGCGATACTTCATCTCTTCGATCAGCAGCGTAGGATAGTGAGTAGCCCTGCACTTTAACTCTATGTAGTGACCTGCTTGCTTAGAGATGCAGTCATAGGCATCGAAGATGCCCTCACTCTTTACTAGATCAGGATACAAACTCTGTTGCAAGAAGGTAAATAATAACTCTTCGTTCATTGCCAGGGACTAACCCCGCCAAGATTATCCTGCAATCTACGCAAAGCCTGAGCACATCTACGATCTGCGGTAGAGATAGCGCACTCTAGTACGCCTGCTATCTGTTGCAGGGTAAAGCTCTCGTGATGGCGCATACGCAAGAGAGCCTGGTCTTCTTGGTCTAACTTAAGAAAACCCTTCTTGATGTCAATGAGGTTAGCAAGTAGGTTGCCACCTTCTGCTGGAGATGATGAACCTTTAGGTTGCCCATCTCTAATCATCTCTTGTGCCTGCTCTAATACTGTGCCATCTATGACTGATGCAATAACAAAGGGTAGCAACTGACCAAGGGTTGCTGACTCGTAGTAGGCTTCATCGTTAGTCTGATAGCCAGACTTAGCAGCCTTCTCCTTGCGTGCGTAGCGTTCTCCTGCACGCTTCATCTGCCACGCAATGCGCTGCTCGTTGTGTCTGCGTCGCTCTTCGATAGGTTCCATTAGATCAACTGTGTGATCTTCTACTCTAGTCATAGCCCACGCCATCAGCTCTTGCTTGATGTCATCACGCTCAACGTGAGTCTTGTACCTACGATAGATAGTGTTAGCAACACTAGGTACTAGGTCATAGATTACTGGATGTAGTTCAGTCACAGTCTGGTAACACCCTGTCTATAGTGTGCTGTATGTTCAGCAGTTTGATGGCAAGGAAGTCAATGTAATTGCTAGCATCTGCTAACTCTTCAATCAATTCTCTGATGGTGTCTGATGTAGTAAAGGACTCAAACTTCTGTCCCTTTGCGTGTGAGTATTGCTCGTGACCTACACCCTTAACACGGTGAGCACGAAGGGATGCAAAGGACTCAATGAAAGATGTTAAGTCCTCAGTTGCAACACCTATGCCACGATAGCCAGTGACTGCAGCGTGATCTACTAGCGGGTTGGTTGTGGGCGTATGAGTATCAGTTGTGTTGCTCGGTCCTGTTGCAAGATGTGAAAGCCCATATGCTGCAAAGTCTGTAACATTATGACCCACTCGTTCTCTGTCATTGTCATACATTCGACTCCCCTATCAGTAACTTCCGCGTGGCATCAATACCATTGGCTAAGTAATAATCATTGATGTCCATACCTGGTGGTAGTGTAACAATCTGTGAGTTCATTACCTCATTCGCCACGCGCTTAGCAAACTCAGCTCCAGGATTAGACCCATCCTCTTTGATGTCATTGTCACCAACAACATAGATAGTTTCATAACCAGCAAAGAGCTTAGGAAAGTGTGGCTTCCAGGCTGCAACACCTGGTACTCCCACTGCTGGTATCCCAATCTCTCCGCTAGTGACTATCGCATCTAGTTCACCTTCACATACAACGATGTGTGGTGAGTCAAGAGTGATGTCACATACGTTATATAGATGTGCCTTCTGCCCAGTAGGAGATCCATACTTAGGCTTGGCATCATCTAATCGTCTAAACTTGAAGCCAACACAACCACCAGATGCAGTAAGGTAGGGGATAGATAGCCAACCTTCATACATCTCGTGACCATTGATTGGATTAGTAATAGTTCCTAACTGGAACAGTCCTGCTGTCTCTTCAGAGATCCCACGTGCGTTTAGTACGGCCAGTGCTTCGGGACTTATTGCTTGAGCGTATTGTTGCGCCGCTTCCAGTAGCAATTTCGACTGCACGTTTGAGGCCATCATTAAACTCCAAGTTCTCTAGTATGCACACTAAGTTAGCTGCATTGCCACCCTTACCGCAGGTGTG